GTGCGGCTTCTTCTGCTATGCACGCTATGGGCTCGGCTGTGTCTAGCGGGGTGCATGGGGTGCTGGGTTTTTTCCGGAATTTGCCTGGCAATATTCGGCGTGCGCTTGGTAATATGGGGTCCTTGTTGGTGTCTGCTGGCCGTGATGTGGTGTCTGGTTTGGGTAATGGTATCCGGAATGCTATGAGTGGCCTGTTGGATACGGTGCGTAATATGGGTTCCCAGATTGCGAATGCTGCGAAGTCTGCTCTGGGTATTCATTCCCCGTCTAGGGTGTTTCGTGACCAGGTTGGCAGGCAGGTTGTTGCCGGTTTGGCTGAGGGTATTACTGGTAATGCTGGTTTGGCGTTGGATGCTATGTCGGGTGTGGCTGGTCGGCTGCCTGATGCTGTGGATGCCCGGTTTGGTGTGCGATCGTCTGTGGGCTCGTTTACCCCGTACGACCGGTATCGGCGTGCTCAGGGTGAGAGTGTTGTGGTGAATGTGAATGGCCCGACGTATGGTGATCCTAACGAGTTTGCGAAGCGGATTGAGCGGCAGCAGCGTGACGCTTTGAACGCGTTGGCTTATATGTGAGTAAAGGGGTATGAATGTTTATTCCTGACCCGTCTGATCGTTCTGGTTTGACTATGACCTGGTCTATGGATCCGCGGTTTGGCGATGAGCGTGTGCTTCATTTGACGGATTATACGGGGTCGTCTCCGGTGATGTTGTTGAATGATTCGTTGCGCGGTTTGGGTGTTCCCGAGGTTGAGCATTTTTCTCAAACACATGTTGGGGTGCACGGCTCGGAGTGGCGCGGGTTTAATGTGAAGCCTCGCGAGGTGACATTACCGGTTTTGGTGTCGGGTGTTGACCCGGATCCGGATGGCGGGTTTCGTGACGGTTTTTTGAAAGCCTATGACGCGTTGTGGTCTGCGTTTTCCCCCGGGGAGGAGGGGGAGTTGTCGGTGAAGACTCCTGCCGGTCGTGAGCGTGTGTTGAAGTGTCGGTTTGATTCGGTGGATGACACGTTTACGGTGGATCCGGTGAACAGGGGTTATGCGCGCTATGTGATTCATTTGACAGCCTATGACCCGTTTTGGTATGGGGATGAGCAAAAGTTTCGTTTCAGTAACGCGAAGTTGCAGGATTGGCTGGGTGGCGGCCCTGTCGGCAAGGATGGCACGGCGTTTCCTGTGGTGTTGACGCCTGGTGTTGGTTCGGGTTGGGATAACCTGTCGAATAAGGGTGATGTGCCTGCGTGGCCTGTGATTCGTGTTGAGGGGCCTTTGGAGTCGTGGTCTGTGCAGATTGATGGTTTGCGTGTGTCTTCTGATTATCCTGTCGAAGAGTATGATTGGATCACTATTGATACGGATCCTCGTAAACAGTCTGCATTGTTGAATGGGTTTGAGGATGTGATGGATCGTTTGACAGAGTGGGAGTTTGCGCCTATCCCGCCTGGCGGTTCTCGGAGTGTGAATATTGAGATGGTTGGTTTGGGTGCCATTGTTGTGTCGGTGCAGTACAGGTTTTTGAGGGCTTGGTGAATAGTTGATGGCTGGTCTTGTTCCGCAGATAACATTGTTTACGCCGGATTATCGCCGTGTGGCGCCTATCAATTTTTTTGAATCATTGAAGTTGTCGTTGAAGTGGAATGGTTTGTCCACTTTGGAGTTGGTGGTGTCGGGGGATCATTCAAGGCTTGACGGGTTGACTAAGCCGGGTGCACGGCTGGTTGTTGATTATGGTGGTGGCCAGATTTTTTCTGGGCCTGTGCGTCGGGTTCATGGTGTGGGTCCTTGGCGTTCTTCGCGGGTGACTATCACGTGTGAGGATGATATTCGCCTGTTGTGGCGTATGTTGATGTGGCCTGTGAATTATCGTCCTGGTTTGGTTGGTATGGAGTGGCGTGCCGACAGGGATTATGCTCACTATTCTGGTGCTGCGGAGTCGGTGGCTAAGCGGGTGTTGGGGGATAATGCTTGGCGTTTTCCGCCTGGTTTGTTTATGAACGATGATGAGAGTCGTGGCCGCTATATTAAGGATTTTCAGGCCCGGTTCCACTTGTTTGCCGATAAATTGTTGCCGGTGTTGTCGTGGGCTCGGATGACTGTCACGGTGAACCAGTTTGAGAATGCGAAGTTTGATCAGCGTGGTTTGGTGTTTGATTGTGTGCCTGCTGTGACCCGTAGTCATGTGTTGACTGCCGAGTCTGGTTCGATTGTGTCGTGGGAGTATATGCGTGACGCCCCGAAGGCTACTTCGGTGGTTGTTGGTGGCCGCGGCGAGGGTAAGGATCGGCTGTTTTGTGAGGATGTTGATTCGATGACTGAGGGGGATTGGTTTGATCGTGTCGAGGTGTTTAAGGATGCCCGTAACACGGATTCTGAACATGTGTCTCTTTACGATGAGGCTGAGCAGGTGTTGTCCGAGTCGGGGGCTACGTCGGGGTTTAAGATTGAGTTGGCTGAGTCGGATGTGTTGCGGTTTGGGCCCGGCAATCTGATGCCTGGGGATTTGATTTATGTGGATGTGGGTTCTGGCCCGATTGCGGAGATTGTTCGGCAGATTGATGTGGAGTGTGTATCGCCTGGTGACGGCTGGACGAAGGTGACACCTGTTGCTGGGGATTATGAGGATAATCCGTCGGCGTTGCTAGCACGGCGTGTTGCTGGTTTGGCTGCGGGTGTGCGGGATTTGCAAAAATTTTGACAAGTGATTGGGGTTTGTTGTGGGTATTGTGTGTAAAGGGTTTGATGGTGTGTTGACCGAGTATGATTGGGCTCAAATGTCTGGTCTGATGGGTAATATGCCGTCTGTGAAAGGGCCGGACGATTTTCGCGTCGGCACTACTGTTCAGGGTGCCACAGTGTTGTGTGAGGTTTTGCCGGGGCAGGCTTGGGCTCACGGGGTGATGTGCACGTCGAATAGTGTTGAGACGGTGACAGGCCAGCTTCCGGGCCCTGGTGAGACCCGCTACGACTATGTGGTGTTGTCTCGGGATTGGGAGCAGAACACAGCCAAGTTGGAGATTGTTCCCGGGGGGCATGCGGAGCGTGCCCGTGACGTGTTGCGTGCGGAGCCTGGCGTGTTCCATCAGCAGCTACTGGCTACTTTGGTGGTGTCGTCTAACGGGTTGCAGCAGCAGCTGGATCGGCGTGCTATAGCGGCCCGTGTAGCGTTTGGGGAGTCTGCTGCGTGTGATCCTACCCCTGTGGAGGGTGATCGTGTGATGGTTCCTTCGGGGTCTGTGTGGGCTAACCATGCCGGCGAGTGGATGTTGTTGTCTCCCAGGATTGAGACGGGCACTAAGCAGATCCAGTTTGGCGGGTCTGCTGTGTATGCTTACACGATCCCGTTTGAGCGGCTGTTTAGTAGTGCGCCTGTTGTGGTGGCGTCTATGGCTACGGCGGCTGGGGGCACGGCACAGATTGATGTGAAAGCCTACAATATTACTAATAAGGATTTTAGTTTAGCTTTTATTACGAATGATGGTTCTAAGCCGAATGGTGTGCCCGCAATAGCTAACTGGATAGCTGTGGGCGTGTGACCGGGCTGTTGTTGTGGCGGATGGTGTGATGTTGGGGGGCTGTGGTGTCGTGGTTTACTCCTGCACTGGTGGCCTCTATTTGTACCGCGTTGGCCACGATTTTGGGTTCTGTTCAGGCGGTCACATCCCGTTCTAGGCGGCGTTTGCGGCGGCTGTCGGCTCAGGTGGATGCGATGGAAGAGTATACGTGGGGTGTGCGGCGTGAGGTTCGCCGGTTTAACTCGCGGCTTCCTGACGAGGTGGAGCCTATGCGTCTTCCTGATGTGCCTGAGTTTTTGAAGGATACTGTTGATGGTGGAGGTGAGTAGGGTTGAGGGAGTTGGAGGAGGAGAAGCGGCAGCGCCGCAATTTTGAGAAGGCTTCACTGGTGTTGTTGTTTTTGTCGCTTGTGTTGTTGGCGGTGGTTGCAGGGGGTGCTTTACGGTACGGGTCTGTGGCTTCGCAAAGGGATTCGGAGCAGGCGAGGGCCCAGTCTAATGGTACGGCGGCTAGGGGTTTAGCCAGCCGTGTGAAGCAGGCGTGTGCTTCGGGTGGGGTGGAGTCGGTGCGGCTTCACCGGTCTGGCTTGTGTGTGGATGCTCAGCGTGTTGAGCGTAGCGTGCAGGGTGCGCCTGGCCCGGCCGGTGAGCGCGGCCCGCAAGGGCCCGCCGGGGTTGACGGCCGGGATGGTGTTAATGGTTCGGCTGGGCTTGTTGGCCCTGTTGGTCCGCAGGGTTCTCCCGGTTTGAATGGTGTGAAAGGTCCTGACGGGTTGCCTGGTGCGAATGGATCGGATGGCCATGATGGTATTCCGGGCCGTGCAGGTGCTGACGGTGTGAACGGGGTTGACGGCGCTGATGGTCGGGATGGTTCGGCCGGTGAGCGCGGCCCGCAAGGGC